TTAATATCACGACCAGTCATGATGTCTGTAAAGTCGCCTACTTCCTCGTCAGCGGCCATTTGCAAGAACGCTTCGTAAATTTCTTTACCAAACTCCCACATATGAACTCCTTCAGATTCTTGTCCGCGAACGATTACAGGAGCAAAGATACGAACTTTCGGGTCTAATTTCTTAGCCAAACGCCAGTTTTCTTTGTCATTTGTACCACGCAATTGTTTTGCAAATTCAGCAATTGGATCTTTCTCACCCCAATTTAATGGAGAAGCAATTACTTTTTTACTACCAATTCCATAGTAAAATTTCATTTCCGTGAATGGAAATTCTTTGTTGTATTTGAACGGAACAACACGTACCGTTTGTTTACCAATTTGCGGTTTAAATCGCTTGGTTTGATTGTTTGCACCTCCCCCTGTTGGTTTGGACTGCATAGATTCAAGTTTCTTCTTGATTGCATCTAGATTCATATATAACTATTTTTTATTGTTTACAACTAAATATAATAACCTTTATTTGCTAAGCCAACTATAATTCAATGATCTTGAAAATCTTTGTATTAAGTTGCTTAATTTCATTGTGTTGGGTCAACAATATACAATTTCTATAATGTTGCCAATTTACTGGGTAATTTGTATCAACTGCTCCACCATTCAATTTTTTAATTAATTCATTTAATGCATTAATTGTATAGAGTGTGTTGGAATCTTTTTTTCTATGTACTAAAATTGTATTTTCTGGAATGTCGTTTATGTTTCCTTGATCTACATTGTATGTTACAACATACTCATTGTTGCTTTTAATGTGCAACACAAACATTTTGTTATACATTATTGTATAACGTGATGTAAGTCCACTTATTAATGAATCTAAATCATCTAATGGGGAAAAAGTGCAAAACAACCTATTGTTCATAAGTAATGAATCAAATGTGACATTGTAGTCATATTGATCATACATATTGGTGGGTTGTTCAAGAATATTGTACATAACTTATTTTATATTGTTGTAGTTTGTGCCGGTTTTAATTTTAAATTGAAAATTTTTACCATTTATTATTTTAGATATTTGTTCTATTACGTCTTTTTCATTTTCATCAAAATCAAATAAAAATGAATCGTAAACATATAATACAAGTTTAGTATTTTTCCCTCGTAATATTTTAAATATTTCATATAGTATACAAATATTATTTGCGGTTTCCAAGTTTTGAAGTAAGTAATTTAGAAGTTTTTGTGGGTTCATATTTTCCATTTCACTTTTTACAAATTTATGCTTTGAAATTGGACACTCAATGTATCCTCCATAATTAAATGTATCCCATAAATCATCAGTATATGCTATTACTTTCTTAAAAAATGGGAGTTCTTGATATTCTTTCCAAACTCCTCCATAAATTTGTTTAAACGTGATTTCTTTTGCTTTGGCGTAATCCACTCCATACATTTTAGCAAAAGAGCCATGAACATCACTACTATCAAAAGTGTAATTAAGTAAATTGGCAATAATGCTAGGGTGATAAGCACTAATGTCCATTTCAATAAAAAGGTCATTGCGCGGTATAAAACATTCTCTTTCTCCATTGTCTTTATTTAAAGCTGAAAAGTTAATTCCTCCAAATGCGTTGGAGGGTCTTGTGGTTAGTGTATTTAGGTTATATTGCGTGTATATAAACTCGTTTACCTCTTTATTGAAGTACTGCTCGAATTTAGTTTGGTCTATTTTTATACCCGCTTGCTCGAGTTGAGCAAACACGGTTGCTGCTTTATTGTAAAACGGGTTTACATCTTCTTTAAAATTTAAATAGTTTTGTTCACACACTTCATAGTGTTTTACAATCGGCACTATTGTGTTTAAATCCTGTATATTTAGATGCTTATTGTAAATATGGGTATGGGCAGGTGTTAATTGAGGTATATACGGATGAGGGGTAGGGGGTGGTTGGTAAACATGCTTGAGACAGAAATAATGTAAAAATTCTTTTTTATCTCTTACATTGATTTTTTCTATACTGTTTAATACTCTCTCTACTGTCTCTAAATCAAAGTTTATTGTTTCGCTATGGTTTACCGAAATAATGTATCCTTTATTGTCGTTTTCAAAACGAAGATAAATAGCACATACACTGTTTTCAACAGGGTGAAGTGTATGTGAACATGGGATTATATCGATATAAGCTACTTGATGCTTAGTGCGACAAATTGTTTCTATATGTTCAATATCTTCTATAAGCCAGTACATGCTTTAAAAATACAAACTATGTTTTACAATTCCAAGTTTAAATTACAGGATTGGACCTTCTGGGGGGGCTGGCTCTTCTGTATCAGGTGGTTTTGGGTCTGGGTCCACAGGTGGGGTTGGGTCTCCAGGGTTGGTTGGGGTATTATCTTCAATAATGGCTATACTTGCTAAGATTTGAGAGAATTTTGAGTTTTTATTTAGTGATAATTGAGTAGGGATTAAAGTTTCGTGGAAGAATGGAGTGTGGGTTTTTCCTGCCATTGGTATTGTACCCTTGTGAATATGGTAAAATCCTATATAGTTTTGTCCATTTTTAGTTGTAAATTCACCGCCTGAAGTGTATAGGTTATTTATGTCTTTTAGTTGATAGTATTTTAAATAGTTTTCTTTAGCCTTATTTTTATTTGCAAGTTCTGTGTCTTGTGAGGGGTGGTATTTTAAATAATTTTCTTTAAAGTATTGAGAAAAACCATACCATTTTTGATTTTGTTCAATTTTAAAAACAGATGTTTTATTTGTATTGAATACGGTTTCTTGATTTCCTTTAATAACCCATAATAAAGAAGTAGGTTCATATAAATCCCATGCTATTTTTAAATCTTTAGATTGTAATTGGTTGTATGTTTCTTTATCTATTTCTAAATATTTTAATTCATTAGTTTTTTTACAGAAATATCTATTAAATTGTCCGTTTTGTTTATCTTGATCAGTTGGTAAAGTAGGGTTAAATGATGGAATAGTTCTAATAGGTGGGTTTAAAAGATAAGATCCATTACTAAGGTCATCTTGAGTAGTAATAAAATTAGGGTCAAAAGTTTGTTTAAATTCTTCAGGAGAATTTAAATCTAATAAAGTTAAAAGAATATTAGGTTTATCAGTTGGGTTTTTCCCTGAGTATAGTTTTCCAGAGGAAACTTTATAGTAATTTCCTTTATAGTCTTCTTTAGTAGTAGAAAGAATAAATTCTCCTCCATTAGTATAAAGATTTGGTTGAATTTGGGATTTTGGATAGTACATTATTTATATTTACTATATGAATTTACAATAGAAAGAGTATTTTTGTAGATAGATTCATTAGAAGCAATAATATCACAATCATCATGATTTGGATCCGTCTGATATTTAGTTTTGGTTCTAGCCCCATACCCATTCCAGTCTCTAAAATATCTCCAAGCAAATTCATTTGGAGTACCCCCAGTTGCAAACATATTTCTATCCATAATTTTTGAAATTAGAGGAACTAAACCTGCCGATAGACTAGAGAATGCATAGTAATATTTTTTCTTTCCAGTTCCTCCTTCAGTTAATGAAACTTTTCCAATAGTATCACTTTTATTATATACTGAGAAACCACTTGATTCTACACCAGATATATTATTATTAAATCCTTTAAATCCATCTCCATAACCTTGTTCTGCTTTACTAATAGAAAAGGCTGAGATTAAAATTTGTTTTTTATGTGTTTTTGAAGCAGATGGGGCAAGTTGATCAATAATTTTTTCTGCTGCTTGGATATATTGTTTAGCAGTTACTATTGTTTTAGAATATGTAACTACAGGTTGAGAAGATAAATTAATAACTACACTTGGTTTATTTGTAACTTGGACAATTACTGGGGCTTTACCCCCTTGCCATTTAACTGATTTAGGATATACTGTGTTTACATTATTTGCTGAAGCAAGGCCACATAATTTGTCAGGATTTTTTGATGAAATCCTACCTTTTTTTCCCGTAGCATTAGATAAAGTAGTTGCAGCCTGTTCTGCAGTAATTGCTACTGAAGCCATTTCTCCGGTTTTTGGCATAACAGTAGATTCAATAGATGTTTCCCAATCATTATTATTTAATCTATGAGAAACACCTGTTATAATTAAGTCAACAGATTTACCATATGCTTTTGGTAAAAATTCAGTATTAACGCGTAAAACATTGTATATTTTTATTCCTGATATACCATCTAAAGTTAAACCTAATTTAAAAGGGATAAATCCAACTGTTCCACCAGATACATCTTTATCTTCTGCATTTTTTGCTATTAGCCATTTATAATATTCGGTTACTATAGAAAGATTTTTTTCAATAAAATTATCCGAAAATTTCATATAACTTGGATCTAAAGAGGTAAATCCATAACGTGAACTAAATCCCTTTTGAGATACAAACTCATCTGCATACATAATTGCAGGATCCTTTTCATCAGTTTCTGCAGTTTCTTTAGTTTTTGTTGGAGGAATAAATTTTTCTTTAAATCGATCTACTAAACCAGTGTTCCATTTAGAAAATGCTGTTGCTTCTGTTCCTTTAACATATCCTCCAGCTGTTGCTCCAACCGTAATCATTGTAGCATATTCCGGAGTTATAGCTGTTTTTAAATCAACTTTACGAACAAAATTAGAAATGTAATTGTTATCTATTTTATCGTATCCATATATTTGAAGTAAATATCCTTTAAAATTAGCTGCTGCTGAATGGCCGGGTATGGGGGTAGTGTCAATAATTTGAAGAGTATTAGTTTCTTCATCTATTATAGGTTCTAGGTTATTTATTCCTCCTAATGCTTTATTTAATCCTGTGCATATATTAGAAATTAATTCATATACACTAACATTTCCTTTTTCATCTGATTTTAAACATTCTAATATAAAATTAAAATTTAGATAAATATTTAAGGAATAAGCTGAGTTTTCACTTTTGTTGATACTCCTTGGATTATCTATTTCTTTAAAAAAATATGGAATTTCATTAAGTATTTTAATATTTCCCTTTTCAGTATTAAATTGGCTATTTCTAACAAGACATACCCTTGGATCTAATGATATTTGATTTGGTAATGAATACATATAACTATACCATGGTTCAGTATTTATTTTAAACATAGGTGTAATCCTACTAGCAGTTGTTATTGGAATTATATTATCTACTAAAAATTCTAATAAAGCTCCAAATCTAAGATAATGATTTTTTTCTTTATCATTAAGTTTAAATGCATCTTTTAAAGAAAATTGTTTCAAAGGATTATCTATAATTGTAATTCCTCCGTTTTCTGATTTTATTTTTTTTGATGTTATTCTAATACTACCATCTGCTACTGTTCCGATTGCACCTTTATCCTTAGCTATTTTTTCAAGTTCTTCTCTATATTTTTTTGACTCTTCTGAAAGAGTTTCAGGGTCATTTGTATATTCTTTTATTTTTGTAAAGGATCCCATTATATTTTAAAAATTATTTTATTGTTTGTAAGATTATCATTTTTTATATGATTAAAATTTATTATCTTAATTTTTAATGATATAGGTAATTTAGAATAATCTACTACATAATATCCTGGATCATGTATTGCAACGGCATTAGAGTATTCAGTATTAAGTAACTCTTGTGCCATTACTCCTTCATATATAGTTTCTAAATCCCAAAGATAATTATATAAATAAATGTTTAACCCTTCAATAGTATCTATTAGTTTGATATTAGTTTTTAATCTAATATCAGATGGCATGTATGTTATTGTTTGAACCTCTGGGACCTGTCCTTTGTCTTTAGCTATTTGTTCAGCAACTTTTTCTTTTTCAGTTCTATACTGTACTGTATATTCATATGTTATTGTACCAGTTTTTACTTTATCTGCACTTGAACCTTCTTGAGTATTATATAAAAAATTTCCAACCCAATGATAAGGATCATTTACTTCAGATGTTGTTATATTTAAAGGTCTTACTTCTCTATTATCTTCTTTTTTATTTATAAATTTATATATAGCAAGAGCTGCTGTTATAATATCTGTTTGAGTTTCTTCTTCATCTATTGTTTCTTCAGGTGGATCAGCTGTTGAAGAGTCTGGAGTTGTTTTCGTAATATCATTAAAAAATTTCTGGGTTTTGCTATCAATAGATAGGTTTGATTTTAATGATTCAATAACATCTCCTAAACTAATTATAGTTAATTCAATATCATAAGAACCATCAGTATTAAATGACCAATTAAAATTTGATACTTTACCTAATAAAGCATCATAGTTTCCTGAGTATTCTTCTCTTTTATCTCTTATAGGATCAAGCATTTCAAGATATGAGCCATTAGATTCTGTGTTAAAAAACATATCTTCAATCAAAGTATTGCGTAAAATTTCTTTATCTTCTCCATTAGTAGTATAAATACTATTACCCCATTCAAGTAAAACAGTATATCCTAATCGCATATAAAGTAAATCAATAATATCAAATTGTTGTTTATTGTTTGCTGTTAATTTAACTGTTGCTCTTTTAAGTGAACCTCTAGTTAAAGTTTTAATATCAGCACTAATAATTCCGGGCATTGGAGAAAATCCAAAAGAACCATAAGTATATGAACTGTTATCATTTCGTGGTAAAAATCCTTCTCTTTGTTCTAATTGAGTATAAGATTTTCCCTCTACTGTTTGTGAAGAAATTTTAGAAATACCAGAAAATAATATATTATTTTTAGCTAATCCCATACCTATAAATTTTGGATCTATGTTAAGTTCTGTTAATCTATTACTTTCGGATATAGAAACTCCAGATGCTAGTTTTATCCAGGATGTATTTGAATTTAATAAGTTTATTTGTTTATCTGTTCTAAGGGTACCCGTATGACCTACTCCACTACCGTGTAAAGTTTGACGGGCATTAATTTGGTCTTGTACATAACCTTCTAACTCTTCACCTATTATTGCCATTTTTTACGTTTTATATAATACCATTTAATCTTTCATAAAGTGATATTATGCTTGATAACCGAACAGGAGCGGGTATTCTTAATTGTGCTCCAACTGAGGGGAATAAAGATGCAGAGTCTTGGTTAGGATTTGCACGATTTATTATCCACCATAAACTTGAATCTTTATAGAATGTTAAAGCTAAAGAATCATATCTATCACCTTGTGTAGTATACACATAAATATCTTGGGAACCAAGGGGAATTTGTGGGTAAATAACATTTACATACCTTAATTTAGGGGATTCAGGTGTTCGTATTATATTAATTCTTGAGTATCTTGACATTAGTGGGTTGTTATTTTCCTGAGGTTAATATGTTTTGGGAACTTAATGGGTTTAAGTTAATTCCAGAGGTTGTGGGTTGTGGTTGAGGACTTAGTCTTGCAACCGCAGCATTATTTTCTGCTTGTTTTTGTATTCTTTCTCTTTCTACATCTGCTAGTTTTCGTAATTTTTCTTTTTCTGCCTCTGTTTTAAATTTTTCTACTGCTTCCTTATCATAATTTGTACTTTCAGGTCTTCGTTGGTCAACATATCTTTGTATTCCTGTACCTAATAAACGGGTACTATCTGTGCCAAGTATGTCATTTAAGAATGTTTGTTTTTCTGGTCTAAATTTGTGAATAGGGGTAAAATTAAATCCAGTAACTTTTATCATATGGGGAACTTGTCTAATATCTTTAACATCTAAACGGTTTCCAGCATCATCAATTCCTATTTCCCAAGGTGATTCTTCAGGGATATCAAAAGTTAATGAAGTTATAATTCCAGGTTGATCATATATATACTCTCCTAAAGTAACATATGCGATATTTCCAGCCATATATCCAGAGGTTAGGCTGTCTAAATATTCAGGTGCTAAAGAGGAAGCTAAGAAATTTAATTTATCATACATTGCTGTAATTTCTTCTCTAGATTGAGCTACTACTGTAAAAGCCATTGATATTTTTCTTCCAAAACCTTTATATTTATATAATTTTTCTGCTCTACCCATGTATTCTATAGGTGACCAATCTGCATCGTATGAATCCGAAAAAGAATCTATAAATGCTCTAAAATGCATATTTTTTCTATATGTTCCTGGGTTTGTTGCTTCTTGGTTGTCGTTATTTAATATGGAAATAATAAATGGTATTATATCTACAAAACTTCCGTCTTTTTTGTATAAAAGTTCAATTTTTTTAGTACTTACCTCTGTTTTATAGATATATGAAGCATTTACTTTATCTAATGGTGTTCCAGCGTTTGATCCATCTGTGTAACTTGATCTATTTCTATCTCTTCTTCCTGGGTTTCCTAAGCCAAGTTTATCTTCAATATTGTATTTTTTGTAGTCTGGGGAAAAGGATACAAATGTAGAAGCACCTCCAGAAGAATCAACTCCCATAGTTGTTCTAAAATCTTCATTAATATCTCCATTTAAATTAAGGGATTGAGAACTAATTTTAGAATAATCCCATGTTTTATAACGTGCCCCGTCAGCCTTTAATAAATTGCTAGAATTGTTTTTATCAAATACTGTTAATTTAAATCCCTCATTATTTATAGCATATTTTATTTTAGTTGATCCATCAACCTTACCATTAGAGCCAGGACCTCCTTTATATTCAAGTAAGATATCTGAAGAAGAGGTTGAGTTGGTTAAAAGGGATAGTCTGTTAAGATTTGTTGGGTGAGATTTAGACCCAATATATGTTTCAAATGAATTAATATTATTTCTATTATCAAATACTGTTAATTTACTAAAACTGTCATTTGTTGTAGCAAATTTAATTTTAGTTTTTCCTATTCCTAAAACAGAACCTGGGCCTCCTCCATATTCAATTAAAGTAGCTGGGTCATAAGGTGGGTTTACAGAATATCCTTTAAGTAATGAAACAAGTGTTCCAGTAGATTGGTTTGGGTTTGTATTTAAGGGTTTTGGGATTAAATTAATTAATCTATTATTTATATAATCATCTGGTAAAATAAGTTGATTTTCAGAAATTACTTCTTGGTATTTGTTAATACTTGCTCCAGGAAATAAGCCTGTTGGATCAAGTCCTTGTTTATTTAAATGTCCTCCAGAAAATCCAATTAAAGCTTGTCCTATGGTAGATAAGGGAGTGTATGCACCTTCATTTAAAGCACCTCCTGCATATCCTAAACCTTTAGATGCTTCTGTTTTTGTTCCTATTCGAGAAAGAATATTTTCTTTAGCTAAAAATAAAAGTCCTTTTGGGTTTTTTATATCTGCAAAAAATCTTGTTAAACGTAAAACATCTTCAGTAGCCTTTAAAGGAGCTAAAATCCCACCACGGATTGTAAAATCATTATAAAATGCGGAATTTTTACCAGAAATATCTACTAATTTTTGTTTATTATTTTCGTAGATATAGGGTTGATTACTACCATCTTTTAATCCATCATTAAATCTATCACGTCCAAAAGGAATTGTTCTTGGATTTTGGTTATTAGGACTAACACCATATTTTTGATTATCTGTATAGAATTTAAAATCTTCAGGGTTAGTTAAAAGTTTTTGTAAAAAAGAACCCATGATTTAAAATGTATTATATAACTCAGAATATCTCTGTCCTGGTAATGGGGTATATTTTGGTTTATTGTTAGGATCTGCTGTTATAGGATCTGTTAAATCTAATTGAGTAGGTTCTGGTATTGGGGTATTTTTTCCATCTTCATATCCTTGATAAAGGGAATTAACATATGAAGCATCTGTTCCATTTACTGAATATCCTGGTTCATCATCTGCTGCATTATAATGAAGAGGTGATTGTTTAGTAGATAGTTTATTAATAAGTGGGGTACTTCCATCACTATATGATAATGGAGAGCCTATTCCTATTTGGTCTTTAGTTGTTATTAATCTACTAAGTAATCCCATTATGTTATATATTTAATTACCCGAATGGAGTAGCAATATTTGTG